GCGCTACGGCGCGGCCCGTTACGTCCGCGACAGCGGGGTCCGGGAGGTCCAGCGCGACGACTACGGCACGCTGCACCGCAAGGAGCTGCCCAACGATGTGCCGCTCGTCATGGTCCGGGTCGTCAACAGCACGCCGGAGCCGGACGGGTCACGGAAGGAGTATTTCCTGCGCGTGCCCCCGACGGTACGCACGGCCCGAGAGGCGGTGGCGTGGACGTTCGGCACGGAGCCGGGCAGCTACAAGCCCAGGGTGCAGACGTGAGGCCGTGTCATGCCGTGGAAGCCTAAGACCCATCGCCCGCCGCGCCCGGCCCTGCCGGCCCACCAGGAGCAGGCCCGCAGCGCCCGGCCCTACCGCCGGCTGCTCTGGACGAAGCGCTACCGGCGGTTTGTCCATTGGCTCCTGGCGGAAAGGCCTCTCTGCGAGGACTGCCAGGCGGCGGGCCGGGTGACGGCGAGCACGCAGGTGCATCACGTGCGGAAGCTGAGCGAGCACCCGGAGGATTTGGTAGACCCCGAGCAGTGTATGTCGCTGTGCCAGAGCTGCCATTCGGTGAGGACGAAGCGGGGGGAGTGATGAAGGCGACCGCTCGCTATTACGTCGCCAGGTGCGGCGCTGCGGTGGCCAAGGGTAGGGGGGGGCGATTTTCTGGCGCCGGCAGGGCCGGCAACCGAACGGGGCCCGGCGTAAAAAAAATCGCGTAATTCGAGGCTAATTTTGAACACATGCGGTTCTTGTGGCGAGCCATTCACCCGGCGAAGCAACCTTGGGCCCGCGCCGGCTTTTTGTTCCGCCAAGTGCCGGAATCGGCATTGTCGAGCCAGCAAGAAGGTGTGGAGGCGGTGCCTTTGGTGTGGCAAAATTTTTACTACAAGCGTGGGCCGGTATTGCTCTCTAGCCTGTGCCGGCAAGGCACAGGCGAAAGCCAAAGGCAAACTGGTTGAGCCCCGGTGCGGCCATTGCGGCAGCATGTTCAAACCCCTAGCCCATCGCCGCAAGCACTGCTCCTGGGCCTGCTACAAACTGGCCCGCGGGTTTGGCGTTTCTGATGTCACCAAACTGGCCTATATGCGGCGAGCGTCCAGTAAGAGGCGGGCCCTCATCCGGCAGGCTGGCCACGAGCCCTACACCGAGCAAGAAATCTTCAACCGCGACCGCTGGCGCTGCGGCCTCTGCGGCGGGAAGGTGCCCAAAAAGGCCAAGGCGCCCGACCCGTTAGCCGCCAGTATCGACCATATTCTGCCCATCTCCCGAGGCGGCAGCGACACACGCGCCAACGTCCAGTGTGCCCATTTAGCCTGTAACATCGACCGCAAGAACCGCGGCGGTTCACAAATGGTTCTGTTCGGATAGGAGTACTGTATGCCAGCAGGCCGCCCCCCCAAACCCACCCGCCTGAAAGTCCTCACCGGCAACCCCGGCAAGCGGAAGCTCAACGCCCGGGAGCCCCAGCCCGCCGCCGGTGCCCCCTCCTGCCCCTCCTGGCTCTCCAAGGAGGCCAAGGCCGAGTGGAAGCGGGCCGCCCAGGAGCTCGGCCGCCTGGGGCTCCTCACGGTCGTGGACCGGGCCACGCTCACCGCCTACTGCCTGGCCTGGGTGGAGCTCTACGAGGCCACGAAGCTGATCCAGACCGAGGGCCGCATCGTGACCACCGACAAGGGCAGCAAGAAGCCCCACCCGGCGGTGGCCATGCAGCGGAGCGCGTGGGCGGCGGTCCGGGCCTTTAGCAGCCTCTTTGGCCTGGACCCCTCCAGCCGCGGCAAGCTGCACGTCGAGCCGCCCAAGGCGGAGGAAGACGAGATGCGGGCCTTTTTGGGTGAGAGTGGATGACCAGCCGCGCCGACCAACTGGCCTTAGACGCCGGCTGCTCCTTCGACCCAGCCGCCGCCGAGCGCGTGCGCACCTTCTTCCGCAAGTTCTTGCGGCACAGTAAGGGCCAGTGGGCCGGCCAGCCCTTCGAGCTATTGGCCTGGCAGTGGGAGCAGATCATCCTGCCCCTCTTCGGCTGGAAGCGCGCCGACGGGACGCGCAGGTTCCGCCGCGCCTACATCGAGGTGCCCAAGAAAAACGGCAAAAGCACCCTCTCGGCCGGCATCAGCCTCTACCTGCTCATGGGCGACGGCGAGCCGGGCGCGGAAATCTACTCCGCCGCCGCCGACCGCGACCAGGCCTCCATTGTCTTCGGCGAGGCCGCGCGGATGGTCAAGGCCTCGCCGGCCCTGTCCAGCCGGCTCCAGGTGATCAACTCGACCAAGCGGATCGTCTACCCGGCCAACGGCTCCTGGTATAAGGCCTTGAGCGCGGAAGTCCCCACGAAAGAGGGTTTGAACATCCACGGCCTCATCTTCGACGAGCTGCACGCCCAGAAGACGCGCGACCTCTGGGACACGCTCACCTACGGCGGGGCCGCCCGCCGCCAGCCCCTCTTGCTGGCCATCACGACCGCCGGCTACGACCGGGACTCCATCTGCTACGAGCAGCACCTCTACGCCCAGGGCGTGCTGGCCGGCACCGTTGAGGATCCTTATTTCTTCGCGTACATCGCGGCGGCGAACAAAGAAGACGACTGGAAAGACCCGGCGGTCTGGAAGAAGGCGAACCCCAGCTACGGCGTCACGATCTCGGAAACCAGCTTCCAGGACGACGCGCGCGAGGCGCAAAACAGCCCCGCCAAAGAGAGCCCCTTCCGGCGTTACCGCCTGAACCTGTGGACCGACGCCGCCGAGCGCTGGATTAGCTCCGAGCGCTGGGACGCCTGCGACTTGCCCCTGGACCTCGAGGACCTGGCCGGCCGCGGCTGCTACGCGGGCCTGGACCTCTCCAGCACCACCGACACTACCAGCCTGGTCCTCCTCTTCCCCCACGAGGACGGCACCTACTCCGTGCTCCTTTACTGCTGGGTGCCCGAAACCGCCTGCCGGGACCGGGAGCGGAAAAACCGCCAGCGCTTCGACGAGTGGGCCCGCCGCGGCCACGTGGAGAAGACCCCGGGGGACGTGATTGACTACCAGTGGATCCGCAAGAAGCTCAACGAGCTGTCCCGCCTCTACCAGATCCAGGAAGTCGCCTTCGACCCCTGGAACGCCACGGCCCTATCGACCCAGCTTAAAGACGAGGACGGCTTTACGGTGATCGCCTTCCGCCAGGGTTACGCCTCGATGTCGGAGCCGGCCAAGGCGCTCGAGGGCCTGATCCTGGAGGGGAAGATTCGGCACGGCGGCAACCCCGTCCTCCGCTGGATGGTGGGCAACTGCTGCGTGGAGACGGACAGCGCCGGCAACGTCAAGCCGAGCAAGAAAGCGAGCACGGAAAAGATCGACGGCGTGGTGGCGCTGGTGATGGCGCTCGGGCGGGCTTTGGTTCACGGCTTACCCGAGCCGCCGAGTATCAGCTTTTTTTGACGGGGCACGGCACGCCGCGCCAGCGGCAGGGCATGGCGTGGCGCGGCGGGGCTTGGCATGAAAGGATTCGGTTTCGGTTCCTTTCTATATAATAGAAAGGAACCGAAACCGAATCCTTGGCAAGGCAAGGGAGGGACGCTCAGACACCATCCCCTGCCCGTCCCTCTTTGACTTTACCCCCATCCCTGCCGTAAGATGGGGCACAACCCGAGCCATTGGCACCCGGCAGGGGGAGGCCGCCATGCCGTAGATCCCTGCCGGGCGGGCTTACCTCGCATCGGAGCGAGCATGATCCGACCTCTCGCCGCGGCCCTGGGCCGCTTCCTCCGCGCCTACGCCTGGGACCTCCTGGCGGCCGGCAGCCTGGCCACGGTCGCCGCGGGCGTGTCCTGGCTCTGGCACCCCGGGGCCGGGCTTTGCACGCTCGGGGCCGGCGGCCTGGCAGTAGCCGTCCTGGGTGCCTCCCTCCACCGCAAGGCCGAGGGCTAAACCGTGGGCCTCTTGACTGCCCTCTTCGAACAGCGCTCGCTCGAAAACCCCTCGACGCCCCTGTCGGCGCCCGACGACTGGCTCTTTGACGCCCTCGGTTCGTTCCGGGCCTCCTCCGGCGTCAACGTCAACCGCGAGACGGCCCTCACCTACGACGCCTACTGGCGCTGCATCAGCCTGATTTCCGGCGACGTGGCCAAGCTGCCCTTGCACGTCTACCGGCACGACGCCGACCATACCAAGACCCGATGCGAGGACCACCCCGCCGAAGACCTCTTGCGCCACGAGGCCAACCCCGACGTTTCGGCCTTGGACTTCAAGCGGACGCTCACCTTTCACGCGCTCGCCGAGGGCAACGGTTACGGGTATATCGTCCGCGGCGGCGACGGCCGGCCCCTGGAAATCTGGCCGCTGTCGCCCATGAAGACCTACCCCATCCGGGTGGACGAGCAGCTCTGGTACATCACCGAGGCGGCCGGCCGGCAGCGGCGGATCAAGCCCGAGGACGTGCTGCACCTGAAAGGCCTGTCCTTCGACGGCCTGGTCGGCTATTCGGCCGTGGCCAAGATGCGCGAGGCTTTGGGGTGCGGCCTCGGGGCCGAGAATTTCCAGAATATCTTTTTCCGGAACAACGCCCGGCCCAACGTGGTGCTGAAGCACCCCGGCAAGCTCCGGCCCGAGGCGATCCAGAACCTCCGCGAGAGCTGGGAGCGGATGCACTCGGGCCTCGAAAACGCCCACCGCACGGCGGTGCTCTCCGAGGGCATGGACGTCACGACGCTCATGCACAACGCCCGCGACGCCCAGCTCCTGGAGCTCCGCGCCTTCAACCGCATCCAGGTGTGCAACTTTTTTGGCGTGCCGCCGCACAAGGTCGGCGACCTGGCCCGGGCCAGCTACAACAGCCTGGAGCAGGAAAACCAGGAATACCTCGAAGACGGCGGCGGCCTGGGCTTCTGGCTGGCGGCCTGGGAGAGCGAGTGCCGCCGGAAATTGCTCACGGTGCCCCAGCAGCTCCGCAGCACGCACTCGATTGAGTTCACGAAAAAGAAGCTCCTCCGCGCCAACCTCCAGACGCGGACGCAGTATTACACCGCCATGATCCAGGCCGGCGTCCTGTGCCCCGACGAGGTGCGCGCCGAGGAGGGGCTCAACCCCCGGCCCGACGGCAAGGGGGGCGAGTTCGTCACCCCGACGGCCCCGCAGCAGGCCGCCGGCAGCAAGCCGCCCGAAGGGGACAAGAAGGGCAGTACCCAGGACCAAGATGGGCAAAAGGGGCAGGACACGAGCGGCCAGGACGGTGGACAGAAGGCCCCGGCCAAGCCCCGGGCGCTGCCGCCGCGCCGGGCCGAGCCGAGCCCCCTGCCGCCGCCCACGGTCAAGCCGGGTGAGGCGATTGACGTGCCCGACTACCGCCAGGAGTACGCCTGGGACTGCGGCGCCGCGGCGGTGCGCTCGGTGTGTCATTACTACGGGGTGGGCCCCCAGGAGCACGCCGACTACATCGAGGGCCTGGGTACGAATGCCACGGACGGCACGAGGGTATCCAACATCATGGCCTATTTCGCCCGCCAGGGCCTGGCCGTGACCGCGGCCGGTGATCTTTCCGCGGGGGACCTTACGCGGATGACGGCTGCGGGCCAGCCGGTGGTCTGCCCGGTGCAGATGTACGGCTCCGACGAGGCCAAGCGGGAGGGCAGGGCGGGTCATTACGTCGTGGTGCTCGGGGCCAACGACCAGGGCGTCACGCTCCAGGACCCCGCGGCCGGCCGGCGGACGGTCAGCGAGGCGGACTTTCTCCGCGACTGGAACGACCAGGACCAGGACGGGAATTTTTATGTCAACTTCGGCATGGCGGTGGGCCAGGGATCGGGTAAAGAAGTTGACGGCGCCCCTCCCGGCGCCAGCCCGGGGCGCCAGCACGTTAGCCTCTCGCTCCTGGCCGCCCACCGCGTTTTAGTCCAGGACGCGGCCGAGCGCATGGTGCGCCGCCTGGGGAAGCAGGCCCGCCGCGCGGCCAAGAAGCCCGGGGAGTTTCTGGATTGGCTGGACACCCTGGAGGCCGAGCAGACGCCCCTCGTCACGGACGCCCTGGCCCCGGCGATCGCCGCCGCCGGCGAGGGCCTGGGCCACGAGTTGTGTCCCGCCGCCTGCGCCGGCCAGCTCCTGGCCGATTTCCGCCGCGACCTCTTGGAGTGCTCGGGCAAGGCCTCCGCGGCTGGGCTCGGCGAGGCGGTCGAGGTCCTCTGCCTCCGCTGGGAGACGCACCGGCCGGCCGAGCTGGCCGGGGCCGTCTGCCAGCGGCAGAAGGATAAGCCCTACCGCAGCGTGGCCGAGGCCCTCCAGCTCATCAAGACCTTCAAGGACCTGGGCGACGGACACATCGCCACGGGCTTCCCCTACAGAAAGCCGCCCTTTGTCTGGGACTCGGAGTGGATCAAAGACCTCTGGGACCGGGGCAAGATCAAGAAAAAGGTGGTGCGGATCCGCGAGCTGCACGCGATGCAGACCTTCCTCCGCAAAAAGGACCTGGAAGGGTTCGTCATGGACCCCAATTACCCCAACGACCATATCAACGTCGAGGGGAGTCCCAACGACAGGCCCTACGTCATCAAGGCCGGCGGCCTGCTGTACATCTACGACGGGCACCACCGGCTGACGGCCAAGGACCTCCTGGGCGTGGGCAAGACCAAGGTCTATTTCGCCAAGGACAAGGAAGCGGAGGGCCGCTCCCGCCCTTTTGAGCGGGGCTATAACCCCGACCAGCCGCGCGAGCCCGACGGCAAATTCGGCTCGGGGGGCGGCGGGACGCCGGCGACGATGGAGAAGGTCCACGAGCAGGCCGAGAAGGTCGCCGACAAGATCGAGAAGAAATCGGCCGGCCTCCTCGATAAGCTCGGCGGCGCCGGCAAGTGGCTGACGGGCAAGGTCACCGCCCAATACCAGAAGCTTGAAAAGGAGTACGGCCGGAAGACCGCCATCGGCATCCTGGCGGCCGGCCAGATCCTCTCCTGGGCCCCCACGGCGGTGGGCGCGGCCTACGGCGTGCCGGTGGTCGTGCCCGGCTCCAGCGTGGCGGCCACGGCCCTGTCGGCGGCCGTGGTCAAGGCGTACCGCAAGGTCGCCGGCAGCCGGGACGATG